TGATTTACGGGTGCTATGTGGTTATCACTAATAAAATTGCCACGACCGACACCGCCTACATCGTAAAACCGGGTGCTGTTGCCATCTTTATGAAACGCGGTACACAGGTCGAGAACGACAGAAACATTGTCAATAAGTCCACCACGTTCACGGCTGACAAGCATTATGCTGCGTATCTGTACGACAGCTCAAAGGTTATCAAGCTGGGCGCGGCTACGCTTACTACCCTTGAAGTCAAGCAAGACGCTTCGATTAGTGATAACAAGGCTTCCTTTACCGTAACAGGCTACCCCACCAACCTGTCTTACGGATGGAAGGCTTATGCGGCCACCAATCTTGATTCGGCGCTTACGGTTGCAGTTGGTGACACATTCGACAACGGTTCAGGCAAGACCCATGCGGCGTTCAGCGCAGAGTTTGACGCTACCACTGATTATGCCGCCGTTAAGGACAAGTATTTCCAGGTTATCTACGTTGATGCCGCTGGCAAGATTCGCGGCACTGGTAGTGTAAAGATTGCTACCACAATATCCGCCTAAATTAAACAAGGGAGGAACACGGCATGTCTGACGCCGAAAAACTGGCACAGGTAAAATCTTTAATGAACATAACCGGCACAGATTTGGACGCGCAACTTGCCGTGTTCTTATCTTTTGCGAAGAACGAGATCCTTGCGTGGTTGTATAGCGGCAAAACGCCGGACGATGTAACGGATGTCCCGGCGCGGTATGAGCCGACGCAAGTCATGGCCTGCGTGGCTGGGTTTGGCTTACAGGGATTAGAGAACCAGACGGCAAGCACGGAAAACGCCATCACGCGGCAGTTCAAGTACAGCAATATGCTGGAGTTTATCCGCGCGAACGTTGTTCCGTATGCACAGGTGGTGTGATATGCGCTTTAGTGAGAGGAACAAGCAGCCGGTGTGGTACTCAACATTCGTCAGCAAAACGGAGATTGTGGACGAATACGAAAACGCAACGGGTGAATATAAAATCACCTATTCTGCACCCGTAAAGGCAGCGTGGAACGTGAGTGTGGTAGAGAGCGACGCGGATGTGGCCATGTTCGGGGTGCAAGCCATTGATACCATCGTCGGCGTTGCGGACCGGGCGGGGTTCCCTTTGGATGAAACCTCAATCCTTTGGTACGGCATAACGCCCACCATCAAAGAGGACGGCACGACAGACACGGCGCACAATTACCGCGTTGTGGGCATAAGACCGTCGCTTAATACGGTTAAGTTTTACGCACAAAAGGTTAGTGTGACGCAAGTGGTGGAGCAGGAGCCAATTGATCCCGAAGAACCCGAAGGACCAGAAGAACCGATTGAAGGTGATGGCTAATGCAGAAAATCACCATCACGCTCTCAGACAAATCTATCGGACGGGCCATAAAGGAACTTGAACGGTATAAGCGGTGGGTTGAGGAAAAAACAAAACTGCTCTGCGAAAGACTTGCGCTTATCGGTGCGCACGAAGCCTCTGTTCGGTTCGCATCGGCCATGTATGACGGCGATAACGACGTTCACGTTGAGGTTGGTCCGACAGAAAACGGGTGGGTTATAAAAGCCAAAGGGCAAGCCGTTTGCTTTATTGAGTTCGGCGCTGGCGTTTATCACAACCCAACCGAGCCTTATCCCCAGCCCCGGCCCGAAGGCATAGTCGGAATTGGCGAATATGGCAAAGGACAAGGCAAGCGGCAGGCGTGGGGCTTCTACAACGGCGGCGAGTTGGTTGTCACACGCGGCAACCCTGCCACTATGCCGATGTGGTTCGCAACCGAAGAAATGCGGCGCGAAGTAGCTCGGATAGCCAAGGAGGTCTTTAAGTCATGATTGATTGTGAAAATGCTATATTCGCTACCGTTGCAACCGCTTTACGCGCAGAGTTCCCCGGCATATTCGTTGCGGGTGAAACTGTGGCTGCACCTTCCACCTTCCCTGCCGTAATGCTTATGGAACAGGACAATAGCACATATCAGCGCACAATGGAACTTTCCGGGCTTGAAAATCATGCCAAAGTTATGTATCAGGTAGAAATATATAGCAATAAATCATCCGGCAAAAAAGCAGAGTGCAAAGCAATTCTAGCTATTACCGATGCCGAAATGCAAAGAATGGGGTTCTTACGTATCGGTGGCGGCCCTATGCCGATTCCGAATGCAGACGCAACGAAATACAGAATGGTCGCAAGATACAGCGCAGTTATAAACAGAAGTGGAACAATCCACAAAATAATTTAATGGGAGGACTATCAGATGGCATTTGAACTAACAACAGTCGGCGCAAAGGTCGCCTATGCCGTAGCAACCACGGCGGGAGAACGCCCCACCACGGGGTATATCGACCTTGTAGGACTTACGGAAGCACCAGAAATTGACTTAACCACGGAAACGCATGACGCGAGTAATTTAGCCGACAAAATCACACGTTACATCGACGGCAGACAAGACCCGGGCGGCGAAAAAACGTTCCAGGCTAATAACACAAAAGCGTTTAGAACGCTATGGGAAACTTTCGTGACTGCCGCTAAAGCGGCTTACGCTGACGGCAAAGAAACGTATATCGCGTACATAGTTGACGGCGACGACGATGCTTATTATTGGACGGGAATGCCACAGACTTTAGGGCATGGTGGACTTGAACAGAATAGCGTTGTTACGTGTTCGCCCAAAATTGTATGTACGGGCGTTATCGGATATGAAGCCAAGCCGACTTTGGTCGCAACGCCCGAAACATACCTTGTGACCTTTGGAGTATCAGATTCACTTGATGCGCGTATTCCAGGGGCGAAAGTCAGTGTCGGCGGAAGAACCCTCGTCACGGACGCGAACGGTTTTGCAAAAACATATCTTGCAGACGGCAACCATGCGTACATAGTGTCGGCAACGGGATATGAGGATGCATCTGGCTCTGTCGCGGTGTCCGCCGCAGCGGTATTTAAAGAAGTGATAATGACGGATGAAGCATAAAGGAGGCACACCAGATGTCCAGAACCACACTTGATTTTGAGTACAACGGCAGGGACTATTCCCTTGCATACACAATTGATGTTGTAAAGCGACTTGACCGCTCTGGCCTTCTGGCGCAAATAGCAAACGGAGAGCGCCCCTTGACCATGACAGAAGATTTGTTTGTTGCGGCGTTTGAGGCTAATCATTCAGCCGTTTCTAACAACATCCGCCGCAAGATTTTCGAGGAATTTTCGGACACTAGCGAGGACGGATCGTTGCTTGAAGCATTGCTTGAAATGATAAATGAAGTGCGCGAGGCAATGGCCCCAAAGGGAAACGTGAAGTGGAGGATGAATCGGGGGGACAAGATTTAGATTCGTCCTCCGAAGAAAAGCCGTTGACATTTTCGGAGTTGGTTGACAAGCTGTGCCCTCAATATATGTCGATAGGTGTATCGTATCACGAATACTGGTACGGCGATTATACACAGCTAGCTCACTATCGCAAGGCTTTTGAGCTACAGCGTGAACGTGCCAATTACGATGCGTGGCTGCAAGGCGCATACATTTACGACGCGTTCTGCTTGGCTTCGCCTTTACTACACGCTTTCGCGAAGAAGGGCACGAAACCTATACCATACATGGACAAACCTTACGAGGTAAAGAAGCGGGCAGACCCCGAAACTGCAAAGGCTGAATTTTTAGCCAGATGGAAAGCTGATAAGGCGAGATGGAAAGCAAAGAAGGGCGGTGAGCTAGATGGCGTTAACGATTGATGAACTGCAATTAGAAATACAGGCTCAAAGCAGAAGCGCGGCAAACGAGATTGATTCCCTGTCCGCGTCGCTTGGTAAACTCCGCACCGCCGTCAAGGGCGGTGTTGGCTTAACCACAGCAACTAAACAATTACAGGCATTTACAAAGGCCGTTCAAGATATGCAGGTGCCGACGCAGAAGATAGAGCATTTGGTATCCGCCCTCAAACCTTTAGAAACCATAGGTAAAAGCGCCCTCGGCTCCACGTTGAATCAGCTCAAAAAGATTCCGGAAATCACCGCTGGGCTTGATGATACAAGACTGACCGAGTTTGCCGCTAAAATCCGGCAGGTAACAGATGCCGTGCGCCCGCTTGCTACCGAGATGGAAAAGGTATCACGCGGTTTTAGTCGCTTGCCTGCAAATATCCAACGGGCTATAAGCGCCAACGCAAGGCTTACGAAGTCGAACAAAACAACGGCGTTCAGCTTTAACATGATGGCCGCGAAAGTTGCGATTCTGTATGCCGCGCTACGAAAGGTTGCAAGGGTGGTCGCTGGGTGGATTCAAGAAAGCGGAAGCTACATTGAAAACTTGAACCTGTTCACCGTTG